GGCGCCGTAGTGGGCGCCCTGCGGGCCGCTGTGGGCTACTTCCCGAGAGCTCGGTCGAGGTTGTGCTGGAGGCGCTTGGCCGTCTCCTCTTGGAGTCGGGTCATTATCTTCTCATTGGTGCGCTCGCTGGTTATCATGGAGGGCACCGAGATGGTGGTGAACTTCTTGATGTCGGTGCGCGTCCGGCTCATTCGCTGGAATGGAATGGCGCTGACGCCGCCGGCCTTGGTGTTGCCCGTCCCCATGAGGATGTTGTGCGATCGCTCGGAGTACGGGCCGCCCGGGGTGCGGGTGTTCAGGTAACGGCCGATGACCTTCTTCTGCCCCTTGACCACCTGCATCCGCAGCGTGTAGCTCTTGCCCGGCGGTGCGGTCTTTGGTGTCATGCCGAAGTGCACAGGGGTGAGCATCCGGCCGGAGTAGGTGATGGTCAGCTCCTCGATGGTCTCTCCCGAGACGTTGACGCTGCCCGCCATCTTCTTCGGCTTGCTGCTGTTCTTGCCGGACGGGGTGATCTCGCCCTTCTTGATGTTGTAGACCGATGTGACTTCCTGAGCGATCCAGCTCGGCGCTCTGGCCTTGACGTCGCGGACGGTGGCCTTCACGGCCTTGCGGCCCTGCTCGTCGATCTGCGCGACAGTGTCCATGAGCTTTTGGAAGTTTTCGACCTGCATGGTGATAGTTGCCTTTGCCGTTATTGTCACCTCCTGAATATGCAAAAAGAGACCGGCGGGCGTTGGTTCGCCCGTCGGCCTCTTGCCGTCGGTTGTTATTCGGTTTTCCTCTGGTCAGCCGCTCGGAATTGTCACGGCGTTGCCCGTGTGTCCGGCGGTCTTTTGCAGGATATAGAATAGCACGGGGCGCTACTGCTTTTCAATTCCTTTTACTTCCCTTTTGTTCCTTTTACTGCGTTTTACTGCCGCAGCTCAGGCAGGGGCTCCAGCTCGTCCAGCACGGCGGCGAGGTTGAGCAGGGCGCGGCCGTGGATCTTGTATGTCCTGTTCTGGTAGGCGTCCACTCTGTCGACGTAGTCCCGCCGATCACCGAACAGGACGCCGCAGGTGCTCTCCCAGTCAGCCCGGTCGAAGTAGCGCAGCCGGATGACGGCGCGCTCGTCGGGGTCGGAGAGCTGGAGGATCAGGCCCTCGATGGCGTTGCGCTCCTGCTTCTCCTCGGCCTTGAGCCGGTCGATCTGTTCCTCGAGCTCCATTTTCCGCTCCACCATCATGCCAGTGCGGTCGGATGGTGTGCCGGATCCGCGTGGCATACCTGTCAAATCAGGGCCGGGCGGTGAGGCCATCGTCATCTCCATGCGGTCGAGGCGTTCGAGCTGGTTGTCGATGTCTCTCAGCATGGCGGTGTAGGCCGCGAGCCTGTCCTTGATCCGTTGTGTGATCGGCTTCTCGCTCATTATGTCAGGGCGTCACTCCTGCTCACCTCCTTCCTCGTCAGGCTCGAAGATCGCGGCGATCTCCTCGCGCGGTAGCTCTCGGCCTTGACGGACGCAGCGCACGGTTGTCTTTCCTGTTATTCTGATGTACCTCTTGACGATCACGTCCGTGAAGGCGGGCGTCAGCTCCATGATGTAGGAGGGCTGCCCGTATGCCTCGCAGGCGGCCAGCGTCGTGCCGGAGCCGCCGAAGGGATCATAGACGCCCGTGGCGAAGTCCGTGTTGTCGACCAGCTTCTCCAGCAGCTCGACGGGCTTCTGCGTGGGGTGCAGCTCGTTCCCGGAGCGGGAGATGCTCAGGACGTTGCCGTAGCCCTTGTGGCCGTCGAAGTGCGTGGCAGCCTTGGCGCCGAACAGAATGAGCTCATGCTGCGAGCGCCAGCCGACGCCCATGCCCGGCGTGCCCTTGTCCCATACGATCTCAGACTTGACGCCGAAGCCGGCCGCCTCGACGAGGTCGAACAGATATACCCACATACGCCAGTCGGTGAAGATGTAGGCGTAGAGGCATGGGATGTCGGTGAGCGCGCCGCGGATCAGGTTTTGGTAGCCGCGCGTGCTGAGGATGTCGTTGGCGATCTTCGGGGCCTTGCCGTTCTTTCTCTCGGTGCCGATGCTGCCGGTCGACTTCTGTGACTCCTTGCTGCCGCCCGAGCAGTAGGGCGGGTCGGTCAGCAGGATCTCGGGCTTGTTGCCGTCGAGCAGCAGGGCGCGATCTTCCGGCCGGGTGCAGTCTCCGCAGAGGACGCGGTGCCGGCCGAGGATCCAGAGGTCGCCGTACTGCGTGACCGGCGCGGCCGGGGTCGGGATCTCGGCGTCGGGGTCGCTGCTCGGCTCCTTGGTGTGCAGCGCCTCAGAGAGGGCCGTCACGATGTTGCCGTAGTCGTCCTCGGTGTAGCCGCTGAGCATGAACGGGATCTCGCCGGTGTCGATGTCGGCGAAAACCTCGGCGAGCATCTTGTTGTCGGTGGTGGCGAGCTCCGCGATGCGGTTGTCGGCCGTCAGATCGGCCAGCTCCTCGGCCTCGCTGGCGTAGTCCTGATAGTCGACCGGGGCGTCGGTCAGATCGTCGAGCTGCGCGGCCATGAGGCGGCCGTGGCCCTTTGTGACGAGCCCGCTGCGCTTGCTGACGGTGATCGGAGCGCGCCAGCCGGTCGCCCGGATGATAGAAGCGAGGAGCTTGATCTGCTCCGGCGGGTGTTGGTTGGGGTTCTTGGGGTTAGGCCGCAGATCCTTCAGCGGGACGATGGCGTCGTGTGCGCAGAACACGGGGACGCTGCCGGCGTATGCCTTCGGCGTGGCCGTGGTGCTGTACTCCTCGATCTCGGGGCCGGTCTGCGGCTGCGGTTTGTCTTTTGCCATGTGGTTCCTCCTTTCAGCCGCGGTGAGATACCTCCGCTGCTGTGGCTGCGTCGAGGCGCTTCTTCAGGCGCTCCAACTTGTACTCCTCAGCCTCGGCGGTGCTGCGGCCGAAGATGATGCGAAGCTGGTCGAGCATGATCTGGACGTCTGCCATCTCCTCGACCGCGTTCTCGAGTACAGCCTTCGCCTCTGCGGCGCAGCTCACGCGCTTCACCTTGCAGAGGGCTTTGGTCAGCTCGGCCATCTCCTCGACGGCCATGTCCATTTGTGCCGGCGCGCCGTAGGTCGTGATCGCACGATCCAGCAGGGCCCGGCGCTCCTCCGTGGTCATCACGGGCGGCCTCCCTTCGTCAGCTCTCTGACCAGTACGGCCACGAGCACGATCACGATGATGGCGATGGTAATGGCGGTCGGGATCCAGATGGGGGCCAGTACCCACAGCCAGCTCCAGCCGATGACGCCGGTGAGCTTCAGGATGATGAAGGCGACGGCGAGAAGGCCACAGAAGCCGATCCCGCCGGCCGTCGTGTTGTTTCTTTCGTTGTTCATGTATTACATCCAGTATTATTTGCCGAGCCCCTTCAGCGCGCAGGCTGTGCAGGCGGTTCGGACGTCGGGCTCCAGTGCAAGGATCCGGCGGGCCGTGTCTGTCTGCCAGCACTCAGCGCCACAGACGGGGCAGGTGGTGAGCCGCCAGTCGTCCGTCGGAGGCTCCGGGACGTTGTTGCACAGCGGCATGGTGAGGATCCCGCCGTCTCCGGGCTTGTGGGGCGTGAGGACGGGCTCGGGCTTGTCGGGGATCATGGCGTCGAGGAGCTCGTTGTACTTCTTGAATATGGCCTCCGACGCCGCGTTCCAGCTCTCGCCGTGCTCCGTGTCCTCCGGGGTGGCGACATGGGCCAGCTCGTGCGCCAGCAGCTCAGGGGCGGCACTGATGGGCGCCTCGGCCGAGATGCAGACGATCGGCGTGCTGCCGTCGTCGGGGAAGATAGTCAGGCCGTAGGCGGTGCCATTGGTCTCGTCCCGCAGGTCGGGGACGTACTGCGCGACGTACTCGATGCCGGGGTAGAGCTCGGAGAAGGCCCGGGCCACGATGGCCGTCGGGTCATTGATGAAGGGCGAGGCCATCGGGCCGATCTTCTCGTACTGCTTCAGGGCTGCGTAGGTCTCACGCAGCATGGCCCGCACTTCGTCCTTCTTGATGCCGTTGATGGTGGGCCCGTTCAGGATCAGATCGAGCATCTTGTCGCCCCAGTCCTGCATCAGGTGGGTTTCCGGCATACCGCAGCCGAAGGGCACGACGTCGACCTTCTCACGGGTGAGGGTTTCGTATTCTTTCACGGTGCTGCTCCTTTCAGAAAAGCCGAGCGGGCCGGAGCCCGCCCGGCGCTTCACTTACTGCATGACGACGACCTTGCCGGCGTCGATCAGATCGCCCATGTTCTTCAGGAAGTAGTCGGCGATGTTCTTCTTGGCCTCGAGTTTCCAGATGCCGCCGTCGGCCTCGAAGAAGCCAATCCCCTCGTCGGGATCCACGCGCAGCAGGAACTCGCTCTCGGGCTGCTCCACCTCGAGGAAGGTGCGGAACGGCCGCAGCATGACGCGGGGCTTGATCTCGACGAGCGCGTTGAGGGCGACGCCCTGACGGGCCTCGACGGTCTGCGTGACGCCGTTGTCGTTGGTGCTGACGCTGTTCTCGTTGGTCATACGACTCAGCAGGTCGAGCAGGTAGGCCGTGCCCTCGTTAGGGATGCAGAGGCTCCGCAGCTCGATCAGAGCTACCTCGCGTCCTCTGAAGCCGGTGTACAGGCCCGGGGCGTCAGCCTTGGCGCGGTAGAGCGTGTTGCGGGAGAAGTCGCTCAGGTAGGTGGTCATCACCTCGACGGTGTCGTTGCTCTTGACCTGCACCATGATGGTCGTGCCGACCTTCTCGAGCTCGGTGCGGATCAGCTTGCAGATGCTATCGAGGCCGCTGACGCTGATGCAGTCGGGGCGGTCGACGTGGGGCGGGATGCGGGTGAGGGATGCGTCGGCGTAGGTCTGGCCGCCGATCTCGAAGATCTTGGTCTCCTTCAGGCTGACGATTTTGTCGATCATTTTTGCGAGCATTGTGTTGTCCTCCTTGTTCTGTGTTGTGGGTGGTTATGCGTGCTGGACGAGCTTCAGGAGCTTCGGGGCCTCCTGCTGCGTGCCGTCCATGTTCATCTGACCGGGCACCTGCGGCACCATCTCGGCGACGACGAGCTCGCCGTTGCCGTCAGAGGTGACATAGAGGGCCGTGGCGACGGGGTTGGTGGCTGCGAGCGTAGACTTGGCTGTCACAGAGACTCCGATGGTGCGGCGCTCGTCGTCCGGTGTCAGCTCGATGGTGAGGGTGATCTTGCGCTTGGCGGTGGCTTTCGTGTTGGGGTCGAGGATGTTCTGGATTACCTTGTCCATCTCATAGTCGACGCGCTCCTCGAAGGCGCCGCGGGCCATCGACATGATGCTGTCGCGCTGGTTCTGTTCGTTCATGGGGTTTCTCCTTTCTTTCCGCTGCCGGCCGTGCCATACTTCTCGAGCGTGTCCTTCATCGCTCCGGCGATGCACTCGGCCATGATGGTCGCGGTCTTGGTTTCGCTGTTCTTGGCAGCCTGTTCAATGGCTGCGCGGATCTCGTCGGGCTCATAGCCCGTGTTCTCATAGGCGGCGAGCTTCTGGACGAGCACCTCCTTGGTGGCTGCGCTCCAGTAGCCCGTCTTGATGCCGTTGACTCTCTCGTGGGTCAGACGTTCCATGCTGGCCCTCCTCTCAGGTGGCCGATCCGAGCGTCATCTGCTCGGCCTCGGTCGGGTTGTCTGCGTAGGCTGCGGCCGTCTAGCCCGTGGGGCCTGAAGGCTCCGCTCTGGCCCACACGGCCTCGGTGGCGTCCGAGCGGGTGGCCTTACGGCGGCCGACCGTCGTGAGGATCCCGATCTCCTTCAGCTCTGTGAGCCGAGGGGCGACGTAGTTGCGGTTGAAGTACGGGATCCGGCCGGCTGCGACGAGCTCCTCGGTGATCTCACTGGCCGTGAGCTCACGGTTGCCGAGGGTCTCGAGGATCAGACGGCAGCGAGCGGCCCGCTTGGGTAGCACGGCGTCATAGCTGCGGCGCCGGGTCTCTTTGGTTGTCTGGTTCATGCGTTTCCTCCTTTCCGACCAGCTCGACGCTGTCGGCTGGCGCGCTGTTGGTTCATACTTGCCCGGGCTATGCGACGTCCGTTTTTGCGGTAGCTTCAGCCTGCGGGAGGAGTTTGAAAATCTCCGTGATGACCGAAGCCGTCCATCCGTTTCCAATGGCCCGCTTTCTTGCTGGCTCCGGGACGGCTGCTGTGTAGCCAGCAGGGAGCCCTTGGAGCTTTTCGAGCTCCTCGACGGTGAAGCGCCGGATGACATTGTCGTAAAATACGCAGGTGTCGCAAGCGCAGGTAATGGTATGGCTTTTCTGATGTATCACGCGGCCGCGTCTGGTGGCGCTCCCGGGGAAGGCGAGGGAGACGCCGTCGCCATCGACGGCCTCGATATATCCGCGGGCCGTGGCCTGTTTGACCACGATGCCGCCGGCGGTCTTTTGGACGAGCCCCATCGAGCCCTCAGATATTCCCGGGCCGAACAGGAGCCCGCCGGCCTCCGTGAAGTCGCTCACGTCGACGCTGCGGTCGATGATAGTGTCCAACGGCTGCCCCCCCCCGCTANGTTGCTCCAGTAGGCCCTCGGCCGGTTTTGAGCGGAGTGCGCGCGGCTGTTGATGTGGACGGGCTGCACGCCGAGCTTCTCAGTGATGACATCCTCCCATTCGCGTTTCATAATCACATTTTCGAGGAGGAACTTCACGTCGGGGTTTTTCTCCCTGACTTCGTTCAGGACTCGCACATAGTCAAAAAACAGGCGGCTGCGCGGATCGTCGAAGTTTAGGCCGGCCCCGGCCCTCGAGAAGCCTTGGCAGGGGCTCCCGCCGATGACGAGGTCGATCTTTGGGAGGTCTGGTGCTGTCACATTTTCCACGGGGCCGATGTGGATCATGTCGGGCCAGTTTGCCCTCGCCACGGCCTTCGCGTCCTTGTCAATCTCGCTGGCGATGTAAAGGTCGACGGGCACGCCAGCCATCTCCAGTGCGAGGCGGCCGGTCGCTATTCCGTCGAAAAGGCTCAGGACTCTCATACTGTCACCTCCTCGATGCCGTGCAGGAACTTGATGAAGCCGGCCGTCACTGGCACCTCGTAGCGGGAGAGCTCTGCGTGCGTCATGTACTTGCGGCCGTAGATCTCGGCCATATCACGCCAGACGGGCCACGGCACGCGGTAGAAGTCCGTCAGGCTCACGGATACGAGCACGAAGGTGATGGCGCCGAGCTTGTGATGGGCCTCGAGGTCGTCCTGCTGCTCTTGCGTGAGCCGGCGCTGCTCGATGCGCTCGTCGTCGGTGTGCTTGGCCTCGAAGTAGATGCTCCGGCCGCCCTTCAGGGTGCCGCCATAGTCCGGCTGGGCCTGCTTGGTGTAGCAGGCGAGGAACTGGCCCTTGCGGTTCTTGGCGCCGAGGGGCTTCATGGGCTCCGGCGTCTTTTCAATCTTGGCGAGGCCGCGGCTGAGGTAGTAGTCGCACGAGGCCGAGATGATATTCTCGAAGTAGCCGCCGGCGACTCTGGCCTGCTTGCCGCGGATCTGCGCCATCATGTGTTTTTCGGCTGCGTAGGGCGTCGGGTCGTTGTAGCCCTCCGCGTTCTTTCTCGGGTCGTACTTCGTCACGGCGTTCAGCCTCCGATCTCGATGTGGACGCCCGGATCGGAGATCAGGCGGTCGGCGAGCTCGAGGATGACGCTGCCATCCAGCTCGATGCTGAGAGGGCCGTGGTCGAGGTGCTGGTTGCAGACGGCCATCGCCCTGAAGGCGGGCAGGTGCAGCGTGACGCTGCCGATGTCAGGCTTGGCCTCCTCGTCGCCTTCAGGCTCCTCGTCGGGCTTCAGCTCGCTGATGGCCTCGAAGCCGTTGCGGACGGGG